TTAATAATGTGTATAATGTATCAAGTACCCAAAATATATCAGAAAATATATCAGACTTGAATATTAATATAAATTGTATACTTGGTTCAAATGATACATTAGTAATACAAAATCAAATAAAACTACTTGAAAATTATTCATTTTATTATATGCAGCCCATATTATATAATGGTATATTTAATTATATAGTAAATATAATACCAAATACACAAAATACACAATATAGTTTAAAATTATTATATCCAAATAATTTTGGAAATATTACAATTGGCACGCCTATTATAGTATCATTATCTAGTTATATTTATAATGAGTATAATTATTATTCATTATATAAATTTAATTATAATTATAGTTTACAATATTATGATAAATTTAGTACTGGCGATACTGTTAATTTACTTAAATATACATTATTAAATGATGCAGTTATAAATATAGAACAAATTAATAATGTAGAAATAAATACATCATTTACATCAAATAATGTTACATTTGATTATATTATAAGTAATAACATATCACGTGGAATATTTATATTAACTAATAATGGAATTACAAATCCTATAACTATTACAAATATGTTAACATATTTAACCTATACAGTAAATCCACTTACACAAATAAATACATTTAATATAACTAGTGTACAAGGTACAATACCAACAAACTCGTTACAATCAACTATAATATATACTATTAATAGTGAATATATATACTATAATGGATATTTTATAAATATTAAGAATGTACCTACAATTGTAACTCCTATAGAAAATACACAGACTAACTCTACTCAAACATTATCAATTATAGATAATTTAGGTAATCCTACTATATCTACTATACCTTTTATAATAGGACCTAATGAAACATCTCAATATTTAAATTATAATGATTTAATATTAAATGATGATACAAATACAAATAGTATTATGATAGTATACAATGGTCAATATGTAGATTTATTAAATATTCCTACTAATCAAAATATTATTAAATATAAATATTATTGTAATAATTATGAATTTGATTATTATAGAAAACTAATAGTTAAAAATACAAATTTTATAATTGGATCATACCATTTATTATTAGAAATCACAAGTAATAATATTCATTATATACATTTAGTAAAAATTATATACCCTAATAATTTATTATTTTGTACAGATACAATGTTTAATTATAATTCTACATTTTATTTAGATAAATTAATATTGATTTATATTAATAATAATAATGAATTTACATTTGGATGTAATAATATTCAAATTACTAATAAATTATTTGCTGAAAATAAAAATAATATTGATTTAGTAACTTTTTATAATATAAATAAGTATAATGTATCAAAGTATAATAGAAATACAAACACATATACTCAAGACATAATCATTTTAAATAATCAGCAAATATCACAAGTAATTGATTTATCTATTAATTCTACAATATATTTAAAACCAACTGATAATATTGGGTATAATATAAGTTTAAATAATGTATTATCTAACTTATCAGTACAACCACCGATATACATATACACAATTACATCAGATATATATATAGAAAAATTAAATATAATATATATTAAACAAAATAATTTTATTAAATCTATAATACAGACTAATAAATGGAAAACAGAATATAATAAACATAATGATACTTTATTAGATACTAATATTATAACTGAATATAATATATTTAATATTCAATTATATAATACATCAAATTCTAATAATATTTATAATTATTATAATTATAATAATATAATTAGTAATCCTATTAATTTACAAGTTAATGCAAATATTTATAATTTAAATACAGTTATTATAAAAAATTTAACAATTGATAATAGTATTTATAATCAAATAGAATTAAATTATCAGTTACATGATAATAATTTAATATATAATAATTATGATATTATACCCGTATATTATCCGCAAAATATAAATAATAATATAATTTTTGATAAAACACAATTTTATTCAACTATTGAGAAAATTAATAGTAAACTAGAAATAAATATTAATATTAATATTAATGATATTATTAATTTTATAAAACCATTTATAACTAATTGGTCATTAGTAAATAGCTATTTGTTATTTTTACCTACTCTTCAATCAGTTATAGGAAGAAAATGTTTCTTAAAATATGATAATATAAATGGTGTTACACAACAAATAGTACATTCATCTAATTATTTTAATCAAAATGAGTCATATTACTTTCTTACAAATAATGAAATAAATATGTTATCAATATTTTTAAATAATATAATAACTGATACTGATTATGCAAAATATAAGATTTTATTATATATACAGAATGATATGTTCTATAATGATAATATAATAGAAAGATGGATTAATAATATTTATTTTTTTAAAAATGTTCAATCATTTATTAATAATTATTTATTTATAAAAAAATATAATTATGTTCAATATAATAAAACTACTGATACAATATCATTTAGTAATACATTAATAAATAATATAACATTTAATGGTACTGAAATATTATTTAATAATTTAGCAGTACCTTATATTACAAATGAATTTACATATAGTAGATCTAATAATATTGTATATCGTAGTTTAAATAATTATACAATTAATATTCAAAAACAAATATATAATTTTATTAATAAAATAAATAATACTAATAAATTAGATATTTATTTTGGTGTTAATATTAATCTATTATTAAAATATCTTGACACACTAGGTAGTGATTATAATAATTATATTAATAAAACTACATTAGATGTATTTAATTATGAACCAGTTAAGTATATAATGAATTTAATAAATTCAAATTATAAATTTAATAATTCACCTATTTTAACTAGTATAATAGATACTAGTAATATATTAAATAACATAAATACAATATCAAGTATAGCATTTACACAAAGCCAACAACTTATTTATAATGGATTATATAGTTTAAATAACTATAATAACAATATAAATCCAATAAATAATATTTATAATTATAATCCTATTAATATTATTACTAAAAAATTACAAAATATAGACATATTACATGATTTTAAACTTGTATTTAATAATAATATAATAAGAAGTGATTGCAGTTATTCATTATATTATTATAATGGTGAATTAATAGGCACTATTATACCAATAACTAATATAGTGTTATATTCTAATGAGTTAATATTTAAATCTTATTATAATTTAAAACCGACAGATATGTTTAGGATCATCCAAACTAAAGAATATAAAATAAACCCAATATTACTTGGACAAATATATCAAGTAACGTTTCCTTTATTTATTAATATTCAAAATATCAATAATATATATTTATCTGGTGAGGAATTAATTATTGAACGACATATTAGCAATAATAAATGTACTATTATTATTCCACATACAATAATATTAAATTCATTAAATAATATGTTTGAATTAAGATATAATGTAATTATAAAATCTATTAGTCTATATAATACACAAAAATATATATTACATTTTTATGAACAATTTGAAAAATTCTTAAATAATTTTATTACAACATCAACTAGTACAATCATAGGAAATATATCAACAATATTTATAATAATAAATAATACTAGTATTCCATTATATTATGATGGAACTAATTACTATATAATGATATCTACAATACAAAAATCTTATATTATGCAAAATAAAAATTATTATATCAGTTTGTTTATTGAATTATCATTTGGTACATATACTTCTGATATTATACAATATAATAAAAAATATACTAATATTTATAAATGTGATTTAACAGAAGAATTTATAAATCAGTCATATACTAATCATGATAATAGTTTATTAAATTTAAAGAGATTTAAATTAACTACTTCAAATTCATCAGATATTATTATACCTGATGATATATATTTATATAATAATACTACATTATGGCTATATTTTAATATAAAACAAAATACAATTACATCAATAATCAGTATACCAAATTTATTAGATATACAATATATAATAAATACACCTATAATTAATAATAATATAAATACAAATATAAAAACTACTATCGAAACTAAAGAAATTAATGATAATTCTATAATATTAAATATTACATTATTAACTTTTACTCAAGATATAGATGATAAAGGTCTAGAATGCATTAATTCTATAACTAATAGTAGTACTATATTGAAAAATGATAATGGGTATATAGATATTATTAATGGCACATATTATATATCTAATTATTTATGTTATATAAATACTATTAATTATTTCCCACATATATTTGATAAAAATAATAATAAGATAATTGATAGTAGTAATTGTACATTATATGTGTATAGTTATAATAATATACAATTAATAAATAGCTTATCTGATCCAAAATTAATAAAATTACTAACACCATCAATATTAGAAACAAATATAAGTATAACTAATTTATATACAAATTATAATATACAAAAACCAAATGTATATGGTGACCTAAATTTAGTTAATATAAATAAATTAAGCGGTATATTAAATTATAATTCAGTTTCTACACAATTAAATAGTATATTATCATCAAGTACAATATATTATGGTTATACTATTGTATTATATGGTAAAATAAATTTTAAAGTTAATATGACAAATATGCCTAATGTAATTATTAATACTGAATTATCAACACTCGGAATATTAATTACTGCAATAACTAGTATATATTATGATAATATAAATAATAAACTAACAATATATTCTACCAATAATTATCAGATAAGTAAACCAACAAAAGTGAATATTATATATAATAATTCATTATTTACTTATAAAATAATATCATTATTTACTTATAAAAAATATAAATATATATTATCTCAATCTTTAATTAATAATTATCAATCATATTTATTAATAAATAATTCAGAAACATTTATAACATTACAAAAATCTAATAATACTGAATTTTTATATTTAGATAATATATTAGAAACACAGTCAACTGTAATAAATGGTTATAATTTATCAAATAATTATTTTATTGATTATTTAAATTTAACTAATATAAATAATAGTTTTAGTATAAATAATTTTAATATTGTTCAATATAATAATAATTGGTTAATAACAATTGGTCAATACCCATCTAATTTTAAGATAGATTCTAATACTACTTATATTATATCATATAATGATATTATTATTGATAATAATATTGATAATAAAAATATAAAACAAAAGTTTTTAATAAATTTAATAAAAAATATAGATGGTACATTATCATTTATATCATCAATATATATTAATCAATTATGTTCACTTACATTAACTAGATATAGTTATGATTTTACACAGATATATGATAGATATATTATAAAATATAATGGGTATTTATCTGATAATGTATATAAAATCGCATTAAAAAATATAAATAATAGTACATATACATATAGTATTACTCCAATTCCATTAAATATAAATCAAACTATGATATATTTTATTAGTAATAATAATGATTATAATCAAATTACTTTTATAAATAGTGTACATGATAATGATAATAATATTGCAAATGATACTATATTATTTACATCAAATCAAAAAATAAATATAACATCTTCATTAATAATTACAAGTTATTTAATTCAAAACAATAAAATAATACAACCAGACGAATATATTAAATTACAAATAAATTATAAAAATAATCATGAATATACAAATAGTAATAATCATTATATAATACCATTTAATAATATTGATACAACAATATGCTCTGAATATATGTATTATTTTATAATACCATCAAGTATTTTAACAGATATAATTAGCATATTATTAAATAATTTGATTGATTATAATTTACAAAATATAATACCATATTTAATTATAACACCGCAAAATATTAAATGTAATATTATTAGTATTGATATTAATAATAAATTAGTTTTTTCATCACCTATAAAATTAAATATGAGTATTGATTATACTATTATTATATATGTACTAAATAATATAATACCTAAAGAATATAAACCATTTTATTACTACAATGTACCAATTATATTTTATCATAATAGTATTAATCAATTAAATTTATTACAGCAAAATAATTTAACTAATATATTTATTTATGGTAATAATCAATCAAACTATAATAATACTAATATTTATACAAATTATCAATTTTATTTAATTAGTCAACCTAAATATACACTTGTTAATACACAAAAAAAATTACAATTAAATACTAATATAATTAATACTGTTCAACAAACTATAATTAATACCCAAGAAGTACCTATTTTAGAAAACCCTACTAAAATATTTGAATATATCAGATTATATATTGATGATAGATTAGTAGAAGAATTAAATGAACATACATTTAATACTGATTATAATTTGTATTCTTCACCTGCTAAAAAGAATCAATTAAATAAGTTATTAAGTTTTAAAAAATCAGGTAGTATTAATGAAAGCACCACAGAAACTACTATAATAACTAATGCTAAAATAGTACAAATAAATAAACAAATTTATAGAAATAGACCAGAATCATGGGAATTAAATATACCATTAAATTTTTGGTTTAATTATGATGCAGGACAAAGTATACCTTTAATTGCATTACCAAATAGTAAAATATATATAAGATATAAATTAAAAACTATTTCAAATATAATTACTAATGATTTATCTACAAATAATTATAAATTTAGTATTACACCTACTATAAAAATGTCATTAATATCTGACACTATATTATTAGATACTGAAGAAAGAAAATTATTTGGTACATTTAGTCACGAATATATAATTAATATATATAAAACATATATACCAAAATTAATAACAAATATTAATAGTATAACGCCTTATAATTTAAGTGGTTTAATTAAAGATATTATATTAATAACAAATCCAATAAATAATAATTTATCATATAATAATATTATAAGCGATAATGATTATAGATATCAAAGATTTCTAGATGCATCATTATATTATGATGCATTTATAAAGACTGGTTATTATACAAATAATAAACAATATGAATTTATAAATGATTTTATTATATTAGAAAATATAGATTATGAAATAATTAATTATCCTAATATACGATATATAACATTTAGAAATCAGTATTCAATGTATAATCCACGATTTTTAATGTATTATGAAGATTTATTTTGTCCAACTAATAATTTAACCACTTCAAATGGACAACAAAAAAATATTAAGAAAGAAGCATTGTTTTATTATTTAAAATATATATATAAAAATAATCAAACTATTAATGAGATATCTCCGATTGATAGAATGACCCTTAGTGTAAATGGTATAGAGCTTTTTGCACAAAGAGATTATACATATTTTACAAATGTAATACCATATAATAAATTTAATACAACACTGCCAATAGGTAATTATGCATATTCATTTGCATTATATCCTTTAGAAAAACAACCATCTGGTCATTTAAATTTTACTCATTATGATAGTATAACATTTAATATTATATCACATACAAATGTACAACAACAACCATATACCATAACACCTGTTGTTAAAGAATATAATATATTAAGAATAATAAGTGGTATAGGTGCATTAGCGTGGCATTAGTATGGCATTAGTATATTAACAATTAAATAATAACCCACCTATACCTTTATCTATTTTAAATATACTATAGAATATACTATATCCACGTAAAATTGCAGGATTTTGATAATTAATTATTTTATTCATAGTTAATTGAAGATATGCATCATCAATTCTACTAAAATTAATTGTTCCAGATGGTATAGTATTTAATGGATCTAAACAAAATGAGTATATATATATACCTTTACTTAAACTAGATATATTATATTGATATTTTGGTAATAAAGTATAATATTCTGGGGTATATAATTTTATTGATTCTATAGAATTTATAATAACTTTATGATTTATAATTAAATCTTCTTCATCCACTGTATATGGATATGATGTATAATTAAAAAAATCATTATTATTATTATTAGATTGCAGAATACAACGCCATATAATTAATTTACTAGGATTAAATAATGATAATTTATATTTTACATTAAGTGAATTAACAGTTTGTAAAGGCAATGTTTGTACAATGGGAACAATATAATCATGACTATTTTTCATAAAAAATAATCTTTCCATATTATCTAAAAATATATAATTTGATAATAAATAAGAAGTATTAATAACTGGTGAACTATATTTAAAATAATCCTCATCTTTATATATATATGTTTCTGTTGATATATTTACAGTATAATTAGTATCATTGCCAGTAATTATATAATTAGTATCATTCACAGTTGTGGGTATTAAAAATGTACCTTTAATTGCAGTATAATATAAATTTTTATTTAGTACATCATAATAAGTAAATCTACCTAATGCAATATTTCCATTTACATTTTGTTTAATTATTTCATTATAATTAAATAATGAATAATTTTCCATGATATTAATATAATGATCTGGTGTTTGATTATAACAATTTGATATATCATTAAAATCTACATGAATTTTAATATCATTATTATATAATGCTAATAATGGTAAAGCCAGTCCATAATCTAAACAAAACCAAAAAGATAAAGGGATATATAAATTGTAACTATTTTTATTATTATTAAAGTTAGTTAAATATGGAATATTACCAATCATTTTATTATAACCATTATAATTACCTTTTTTATTAGTTAATTCTTGCCATATATTTAACCAATCTGCATAATGTCTATCTACTGTAATACCTCCTATTTCTAATTCAATAAAATTAATTAAAGATAATCCTATTTTTTTTGCCCACGCCATCATTTTAATATTTTGTAATAAAGGATTAGATGGATTTGGAGGTATAATATCAGGCAATTCTATATATAAATAAGTTTGTCCTAATAAATCTGCATTTTTGCTTATATTTACAGTACATCTACGACCAAAATCAGGTGTAGTTTTAAAATATTGTGGTGTTGGTTCAATTGAATAATTTGTATATCTTTTATATGCAATCTTAAAAAATGTTATTTCTGGCTGTGCAGATAAATATAAATTTTCTTTTCCAACAGAAGCTAATAATAATAGTCCTAACCCCATTATTATTAGTTTAGATTTTAACTTTATAATAAAATTATAAAAATATAAAAATATAAAATTTATTTGATTTTAATTTGAAAGTTTTTTATCTATTCTTTCTAATATTTCTTGTATGTTACTAAATAGAGATTGAAATTTACTAGAAGTTTTGATAACAAGTTTATTACGAATTGTTTCAAGATCCCTTAATACGTCTGGTGTTAATTTATATGGTACATTTAAGTTACTTCCGCTTGACGCATCTTCATCTAAGATATCAGCATATACCTTAGTGTATGCAATTGCTTTATGTGCACGTGTTTCATAATCACTTAAATTATTAAGAATGTCAGTTACTTCATTATTTAAATCAACTACATTTATATTATAACGATTCTGTAAATGATTAACTAATTTAGTCCAAATTTCTTTTGTATATTCTGCATTTGGCACCCAGTTTGTACCATTATTTAATTTATCTAAATATGTTTGTACTCTTGCTGGTATTTCTCGTATCTTATTAGTCATACCACCAGTTTGTACTAATTGTGGTGCTATAATATATGGTGTATGCATTAAGCCTGGAATACCTAAAAGAGTAGAAATATTCATTATATTATTATTTACAGTATTTTGAGCTTTTAAAAACATTGTTTTATATTCAGATAACCCTAATGGATTTTGTGTCACTAATGCTCTTAATCCGAATTTATATAATTTAGATCCGTTAACTCTATGAGCAAAAGGGTTATTGACACCATCACCGGTATGTTTAGGATTTAATATAGCAGGGAATGCATCAGTTGTAGCTTTAACTGCATCAAAAAATGCAACTAAATTATTATTATTTTTAATTTTCTTCATTAAATCAGCTTCAGCCTGAACATTATAGTTTTTAGGATTTAACCATTGATTTGTAGGTACTAATACACGTAATCCGTTCTTAACATTAGAAGGCCATTCAAATTTTTTAACAACCCAAGTGATATGTAATGGATCAACATATTGTAATGATTTTACTAAATTTAAAAACTTTGGTTGATCTAAGGCACTCATGAATGTGTTGCAATCATCAATGCTATCTTTTTGACATTTAGTAAAGAAATCATTACATTGTTTGGGATCTAATCCTAAACTTTTGCAAGTATTACTTTCAATTTGTTGTGCATTATTTAGTATAGTATTATAGTCATAGGGTTCTGTTGGTCTATTATCTTTATATTTTTTCATTAATTTACCATTTATATTTACAAATTCAGCATCCATATTGTTAGTAGCTGAAGTGCTAGGATTGAATAATTTAGCAAAACTAATTGATTCATTATTAACAATTGTGTCAACTGTATCCTTAAGAGATGAATATCTCCATTTGACAACATTAATTGGAAATCCAATTGCACGAGTACCATGATCATAGTGTAAATTGACTGGTGGAACAACTGATGATAATAAAGTAGTTGCTAGGCCAAGTGGTAATATTTCATTAAAGGATTTTATACAATCTGCATCAGTACCTGTTTTATCATTTAGTTCATTAAGTATAATTTGACAAACACGTGATTTATCAGAATCAATACCTGTCCATCTAGTTAAAACATTTCTTAATACATTATCTATACTAGTAACTTGTGCATTAAATACTGGATATGTTGCCCTTCCACGCATTTTAATAAAAAATAATAGGTGTACAAATTTTGCAACATAAACATCAAGTAATGTTTTGTTAGTTTCATCTTTTAACCCATTTGGAACAACAGTTGGATCAAAATCTTTTCTAGCAATAGGAGTTTTATCTTTATTTTTTAGTTTTCTGTTAACAATATCATCACATAATACAGCAATAAAATAATCCATACGCCAATCATCAACTACAGTTTTTCCATCTGTAGCAGTAGCCTTACCTTCAAGAAATTCCGCAGGATTATTAAGATTTTGTTCGGCAAAAATTAAGCTCATTTATATATATAACTTTAGAAAATTTTTTAAATATTTTTTATTAAATAATTTTTATTTTCTTTCTAAATATAATGTGTCCATTTTGGGTAATGTTTTTAGTATTATGTATAATACTATATACTTTAAAATTTTCAAAAATTAAAATATGTGAAATACCATTAGGAATCATTCTACTAATTATTGCAGTATCTTATTATATTTATAATAATAAAACTAAAGAAAATTTTACAGATGAAAAAAAAATAAAAGTATATAATTTTAATACTACATGGTGTGGATGGTCTAAAAAATTTCAACCAGAATGGGACAAATTTACAGTTGCTATAAATAATTTAGAAAATAGTACTGATTATGAAATTAAAGATATTAAGTGCGATGATATTGAAAATAACCCAATAATAAAAGCTATGGTTAAAAAATATAAAGTTCCTGGTTATCCTCATATTATTATAGAAATAAATAATAATATTATAGCATATGATGGAAATCGTAATGCAAATGATTTATATAATTATATTATTAAATTATAAGATATTTAATGATTTTATATTATAAGATATTTAATGATTTTATATTATAAGATATTTAATGATTTATATTATAAGATATTTTTAGACATATATAATAACTCATCATAAAATTCTAATTGTTGCATTTTATTTTTATCAATACTATCATTGTATCCTAATAATAAACCAAACCATAAACCACCAATACAACCTGTTGTATCATTATCTCCAATATGTATTGCAACATTAATCATAAAATTTTCCCATGAATATCTATTATTAATATAACAATTTAATAAACAATCATATGCATAAATACAAGAATCTATACCAGTTATACCTAAATTATTCCATATAATATTATCTTTATTAACTAATAATTCTTTATTTTTAACATATTCTTGTATTTTTTCACTTGGATTAAAACTCATTAAAAAATTAAGATGCTTATTACAAGGAATGTAATTATTATTTGGTTTATTAATCTTAAATTCTTTATATTTTTTCCAATAATTAATATAATTATCTAATAATTTTATATCATGATCTTTTGGAAAATATTTATGTAATTTTTTATTTTCATATAAGTTTAATAATTTATCTATCCATAATTTTGGTTCTATATTATTTAATGCATAAGCACTAAATAATGCAGTAATAACACCTCCCATATAACCTATATAATAATTATGTGTTAATACAGATGCTTTTATTGCTTCTTCAATAATTTTTTCTTCATCATTATGCCATTTAATACCAATAGATCCTGTTCTCATTGCAGCACCATTACCACCCATATTTTTATTAGAGGGAATATTACCATTATATTTTAATAGCTTTAATGAGTCAATTGTAGTGAAACCACTTGATCTTTTTTTTTCCATCAACGCAGGTAACACATTTAAATATTCTTTTTTATATGTTGTATTATGAACTAATGCTTTAGCAGTTGCTATTAATAATATTGTATCATCAGATGCATTCCATTTACTAATATCGATTGAACTAAAACCACCTAATGAGAAAAAGTCTAAAAGCATATCTAACCATACTTTATTAACTATATCAATATTATTTAATTTATATCCATAATTAAATTCCCAAATCCCATTACGAAATCCAAGTGTATCTAAATAAGATGCTAACATAAAACCTGCTTCTAGTTTTTCATTAGATATATTACTCATTATAATAGACGCATATTTTAATAATTATAAAAATAATAATTATTATAATATAAAATGTCAAAGATAGAAATAGATTTTAATACATTAAAATATAATTTATATGAAATATTAAATATTAAATCTGATTCAGATGAATCTAAAATTAGAAAAAATTTTATAAAATTAATTAAAACTTTTCATCCTGATAAAAATTCAAATCTAGAAGAAGATATATATTATCATATTATATTATCAAACCAAATATTATTAAATAAAGATTTGCGTATTAAATATGATGCATTTTTAGAAGCAAAAATTAATAATTTTAATGACCTAAAATTAGGTTTTAATAATTGTAATAATAGTGAAAAAAAGAAATTAAATAATGATGCTATTAAAGAATTTAATAATAAAGTAAATCAATTAAATAAGACTCATAATATATTAGATTATTTAAAAACAACAGATGATGTATCTACAATAGATAAATATAATAATTTAATATCATCTAGAAATAATATTAATATTGATAAAAAAGAATTTAAATCAGTGAAAGAATTTAATAATATTTTTTATGAAAATAAAATAAATGGTAATTTTAAGGATCAATTAGTTGAATATAATGATAAAAATAATGAATTAAATACATATTCTGGAGAATCATACACAACATTAAATCATATTGAAAAATTATATTTGAATGATTCTATAACAACTAATAATTATTCAAGTTTAGACAGAGCATTTAATTTAATTCCCATTATTAATAATAATAATAAAACTATGAAAGAAAAAATAAATGACTATGAATATATGACTAAAGAATATAAAAATCCATCTTTTCATATAAATCCTAAATCTTAATATTTAATTCTAATTTAATAATATCATCTATAAATTCTGTTTGTGTATCTTTATTATTATTATTATTATTATTATTATTATTATTATTAATAAATGTTTTAGCAGAATCTATTCCACTATTTATCATTAATGTTTTTAATATTTTATCTAACTTTAATTCAAACGAGTTACTAATACACTTGATTTCTAATAAATTATAATCTTCAATAATGATATGTGATTTTAATGCGATAGTGATACATGAAAAAAACACAGATATTATTGATTCTATATTAATATTATATTCTCCAATAATACCTAATGTAGTTTTTTTATTACATAAGTTAATAGGTACATTAGATGCAATTGCACCATCAATATATAATTTATTATTATATTTTATAGGAGTAAATATAAGTGGTACACAAATTGTAATTCTTAATGCATCTATAATTTGCATATGTGGAGTATTAATATAATCAAAATATTCTAATTTTTTATCTGTTATATTTGTTCCTGTAATAATTAATTTTTTATTAGTTAATTTATATAATTCTATAAATGTAATATTTACATTATCATATTTTAATTTAATAAAATGTTCAATAACTAATTTAATATTATCATTATTACATAATCCATAATTTATAAATATATTATCACTATCTATATTTTGTTCTAAAATACCAAAATCAAAATTTAAAATAAATTCAATTATTTCATTCATAGTATAACCTAATACAAGGAATGTACATATAAGTCCACCAATTGATGAACCAATTAATAGTTTTATATTATCCATTTTAATATAATTATTAGTAATTAAATAATTAAGTGCGCTTATATATGATATTCCATTTACTCCACCGCCACTTATACATAGTGTATCTAGAATTTCCCAATCCATTATAATCATAAAAATTAAAATCTTTAAATATAATATATTATATTTATGATTAAAGCAGATGATTTAAGAAAAGATCAAAATAAACGTAATAATAATAAAAAAAAAATCTTTAAAAAAATTTATAATACTATTGAAAAAAAAATATCGGTAGCTAATAGTATTAATGATTATTATATTATATATGATATTCCTGAATTTATATTAGGATTACCTCGTTATTCATTAGAACACGCAAGCAAATATTTAATAACAAAATTAGGAGAAAATGGATTTAAAGTTGATTATTATTTACCAAATAAGCTATTAATTGAGTGGTTGCCAAAGAAATAATTATATTTTTATTTTGTAATATTATTAATTAAATTAAAAAATAATATAATTGATATCCCAATTAATATCATAATTATTGTGTCTTTATTATTATTAATAATATCTTCTAAATTACATATTACATTTGTTTTCATAAAACCTTTAACTTTTCTATTACATTTCTTACATTTTTTTAAATGATTAATAATATCATCACATTTAATACTTGTACATTGGCCTTCAGTATTATCTCGTGCTATATGTTGTTTATCATTTAAATTAGGGGTTTTATCATCTAAATCTGTAAAATTTTCTATATTTTTTTCTATTGTATATGGGTTCATATATTCTTTAAATTGATTACTTATATATGCATTACTACTCCACGCGTCTTTTAATGAACAATAATTCATTTATATTTATAAATGATAGATAATAATTTCTAAATATTAATTTAAAATTATATTTTATATCACTTATTTTTTAATAATGCGTTGAATTAAAGAAAAGAATATTTATATTTTATATAATGTCAGATTCAGAAACATCTGTAAAGGTAGATGAAAAATTATTAGAATTTAAAAAACAACAAAGTACAGATACTGATTTATATTTTAATATGATTGGTAATAATAATAAAGTATTTGATAATGATGCTAATAGTTCAACATCTGAATTAGACTCTATTAAAGAAAGTGACTCTGAAAGAAGCTCAACAAAAAGTAGTATAAAACCATCATCTGCAAATAATTCACCAAAAATACATAGTGTGCAAAGATCACCTACTAGAAATAAATCACCTAGAAATAAATCACCTAAAAATAATATTGATATACCACAGTTTCCTAATGTAGAAAATCATGTACCTGTTATGACTGCACAAGAAATTAAAATGAAAAAAATAGAATTATTAAGGCGATTAAGTGAAATTAAAACAAAAGGCTATAAATTGTCAAAAGAATATGATTTTAATTCATCTATTGATGAAATGCAATATGAATATGATTTATTAAAAAGTTTTGCTGAAAAAAGAAATGGTATTAAATTATATAAAAATATATTATTAAATGTTACATCAGCAGTTGAATTTTTAAATGATAAATATGATCCATTTGAATTTCATTTATCAGGATGGTCTGAACATTTATCATATGATATTGATTCATATGATGATGTATTAGAAGATCTATATGAGAAATATAAAGGTACTGGTAGGAAAATGCCACCTGAACTCAAATTATTATTATTAATTGTGGCATCAGCATCTGCATTCCATTTTACTAAATCACAATCTAACTCAACTAAATTAAATATGGGATCGAATATTCTTGGTAATTTAATGAATAGTAAAAGAGAGTCATCTCAATTTATGACAGATCAAGAAATAAATATTGAAAAATTAAGAAATGAACTAAAGAATAAACAACAACAACCGCAACAACAGCAACAACAACAACAACAACAACAGCAACAACAACAACAACAACAACAACAACAACAACAACAACAACAACAGCAAGCACCCTATCCATCAAATATGAAACCACATTTACCATCTCCTAAAACAAATGTTCAAATTAAAGCACCTGAAAATGTAAAAGACATATTAAATAGAATTCATAATTTACAAGCTACGAAAGTAAATAATACAGACACCCAAGATGAATCAATTAATAATGATAGAATAGTATCAGATAGTACTTTTTCAGAGTCAAAAAAAAAGACAAAAAAAGCTAATATATCTATTTTATAATATAAAAGGTTATCATATAAAGTAAAGTTTTTACATTTTAAAGGTTAAATATTATTAACTTAATAATGACAGAATATATAAAAAAAAAACGTGGGCGAAAACCTAAAAATAAATTACCTGATAATGTAGTGTCTAATGTAGTAACTAATGATAATAAAAGTGAAGATGAAAATATTATTTTACATTTACCAATCACAATAAATGACATTAATAATATTCCTAATATTAAATCTTATTTTATAAAACCACAAGAAAATATAAATAATAACATAAATGTAAAGAATACTATAAATAATTTTACTGAAATAAATGTAAAGAATACTACAAGTGACACAAATAATGAAAAGCAATCTGATATTAAAGATCTAAATAAGAATTATCTTAATATTAATAAAATTTTAATTCATACTATTAAAATTACTCAAGATACTAAATGTTGGTGGTGTCATTATAGTTTTATAACACCTTCAATACAATTACCAGAAGATTATTATAATAATACATTTTTTTGCATTGGACATTTTTGTTCATTTAATTGTGCAAAAAGTTATAATCTAAATATTAATGACAGTTTAATATGGAAAAGATGCTCTTTATTAAATTTATTGTATTTTCAAACATATAATAAATATATTGATATAAATCCTGCACCGTCGTGGTTAATCCTAACAGATTATGGTGGTAATATAACTATTGAAGAATTTAGAAATAATTTTATTTTTAATACTAAGGAATATTTAGTATTACATCCACCATTAATATCAAGACAGATGCAAATAGAAGAATCCTATAAAATTAATAAAAATATGAATATATCAATTGGTAAATTAAATAAAATATATTCTGAAATAGATTCTGATCTACAATTAAAAAGAGCAAGACCATTATCATCTAACATGATGAATTTAGAAACAACTATGGGTATAACACGTAATAAAAAATAAATTTATACATGACTACAATTATTATTATTAGTTTTTGATGTATAATAATATTCAAATGGTTCTATAACTTGTTTAATTTTCTTTGAATGATTTTTACAATAATATTTTTGCACATTATCTATATTATTTGTTAAACTAGCTTTTTTACCACATTCGCATTTTTGCTCACTCCTATCAGTCAAATCAATATTATTCCAATCTATAATTGACCATGTAAAAACTTCTTTATTATCTATTTTAAAATATTCTTTCTTTAATAAACAATAAGCTAAATGAACAACACCTACATCAAAAGATAAAACAGTATCATTAGAATTATTCAAATTATTAGAAATAAAATATACACCTTGTAAAAATGCATCAGCCAAATCATCTTTTTTTTTATTGCTATTAAATTGTTTAGTCCAATCATGTAAATGTTTAATCATTTCTGTACAATATTTTATGCCAAGAGATTTTGTTAGTTTATATGATTTTGTTTCATCTGTTGATTTTACTTTAATTAGTTCTTTTGTATCTCCATCATCAGCCAATTTGAGTTTATTAGAAGGAGACATAAATTTAACTTGTGTAATATTTGATTTGGTTGTATTTTTATCAACAACACCTCGTATTAGATAATAATCATAAATAGTATTAGCAATAGATTTCATTCTTGGATTTTTAAAGGATGGTTGATTCTCAATAACAACTGCATTTGCAGTTAAAAGATTTTTTCTTGCTTCTAATTCTTCTATTAATTTTAATTTCACACTATCAAAATTTAGTGTTTTTGAATTTTGTATTTTAAATGGTTTTAATGTATTATTTTTTATATAATTTTTATACAACTGTTTAGCGTGTGCAGTACATAATTCAGTATTGTTTATTGTATTGATAAATTTGACTTTTTTATTACAAACCATTATTCATAATGGAGAAATTAATTTCTTAAACCTATTTGATTTAAGAAATTAACTTGTATATAATATATAATGCCTTATATTAGTATTGATGATGATTTATATACTGAATATTTAACACAAACAGATAAAGATAATTATATTAAATTTATTATGCTCTTATATATTATAATGATATACACCATATTAGTTTCACTCATTTTTTAAGAGTATATTTTTTAATTTTAGGTACTTGTTTTTATATTTAA